ACGACCTTATCCGTTGTGAAGTTTGCAGGGATTAGAGTGCTGCAAGAGAGTTCAACGACGTTCTCTCCTTTGCCGTAGAAGTTGTCGGTCGTGAAGATTCGCCCTCCGTAGCCTTCCTTCGCCAATGGGTAGTTCGACTTGTCCAACTTTGACAAATAGTCCCCGGCATCCTTGTACTTGAACACGATAGTCTTGTACTGATTCGGGTCCCCGTTCGTGATGTTCTGCTCTGCATTCTCATCCGATTTCTGCGACCAGTCAACCACTCCGCTGGAGTAGAAGTCCACCCAAGGCTCCACGATGAGGTTCTTGGGGTCGGATGGGTCCGGCATGAAGTAGAGGTTGAACATCTTTTGCAGGTCTTGCAGAAGGTCCGATTGCTTCACGTCAGCAGGCAGGGCGGTCCTCATGTCAACCGTGTGCAATGTTTGAGGGTTCTCCAAGCACTCCCATAGGACCGTTGCCCCGGACTGAATAGTGCCAGCACCTCCCGAAAATGGAGTCGTGAAAACGATGCCTATGTTTGCGGTCGTGTTTGCAGGAATGGTTACGTTTGGGAAAGTAACCGAGTTGTTTGAGAATATGTTTATGCCCGTGATGACCTGATTATCCGTAGAGTTGGTCAGGTTTCGGATACTCATATTTGCAACAGGCCTCGGTGCTGCAACAGTTACCCCAAAATTTACCGTTATGTTCCAACGAGTTGGGAACGAAGGCGCAACAAAGGTGCTTGACGAAGGAACCCAATATCCGGGGCGGTCGTAATAACTTCCTGTTTCGTCTTGGAACTGCATCGTGTAGTTGATGTTTCCCGATGCGCTAATAGTTCCTGTACTTGCTACGAAAATCGTTGACCCCGATAAGTTCAGTATTGCTTCCCCGGCAGCGTATGGAATGACCAACTTGCCGAACCGCTCCGAGTTAAAGAACTCCGATGTGTACCGATACCCTGCCTGTGCGAAGATGAGGTCCACCATCTTCTTCACATAAATGCTTGGGGTCATCTTGTAAAAGGGAACCGAAAACCATCCCTGCGTAACCACATCGGTATATCCGTAGGAATCCACCAAGCCGTAAACGTAACCGCTCGCACCCGATGCGGTCCAAGTCGCAGAAACATGGGCCGAGGTCAGCGTGTGGTTCATCCCGCTGACCCCAACGGTTGTCGCAAGGAGGTTGCCCTCAATGGACTTGAACAGGCTCACATCGTCCGAGAACAAACCGACTTCGTAGGTTACCTCGCCCCGGATTTTGGACATGGAAATCAGTTGCAGCACTCCGCTGAACACCTGCACCCCGTCCTCCCACATCGCTGCACGAATCTTCTTGTTCGGTTGGAACCCACCCACGAAGGACTGAATGTTGTAGGCATGACCAAAGCAGTCCCTGTTGGTTGGCGTGTTTGGTAGGGTTATCGTCTTGGAGAAAGACCCCCTTCGCTTGGTGATGTCGGCAATGTCCTCCACCGAAAATGTCAGGGCGATGTCAATCTCGCCCATGGTGTCAAGGACGTAGGGAACCTCTGCGTTTGATTCGTTGAGAGGGTAGGCGATGAGGGTTACGCTCATAGGATGTTGTTCTTGTAAGCAACTGCAACCTCGACCTGCAACTGGGTAAGGCGGTCGTTCCTGCGAGTCGTGAATTGGTAAGTGTTGGCGTTCACAATTGCTTCAACGAGTTGCCCATCCAGTTCAAGCCATACCTGCCCCGACCTGACCATCTCGATAAGCCATGCAGACTCGGCATCGGTCAGCCAATCGGAGTTGAGGGCGTAAACGTAGTCGAACTCCCCTGCCCACACCTTGTCGTAGGTGGTGGTCGCATAAACGTCCGAATTATAGCCGAAGGTCTGCCGGGTAATGTTGGCCCTCTTGCGGTTCTTAAGTGTAAAGACATACGCATCAAGCCCGCCCCACTTGTTTTGGAAGTGAACCGGGATGGAGTTGAATCGCTCGCAAAGCCCCTTGATGTAGGTGTACTCCTGACCAAAAGCGTCGTAGTTGTCCTCGTATAGTTCGTTGAATCGTTCCTCCAAGCAGAATGAACTTTCGGCTGGGTCGGCTCCATCCGCATCGCAGCGTTGGTTAAAGTCGTTCCAAGCGGAGTCCCCAAAGGCGATGGTGTAGTATTCGCCTTCATTGGACGGGAATAGGTACTCACCGCTGAACCCGTCGCTGGCTTGCCCCGAAGTCAATGCCCGGATATTGGACGGCCCTGCACCAAAGCGGACGACTTGCTGCACCGCTGGTTGGCCGTTGTTGACCGTGTAAACCCGTGTAAGCGTACCCCCTGCCGTGTAGTAGCGAATGAGGGCTTTGTCAAAGTTGGCCGTCGTGGTTCCCTTCCCTTGAGCGAGCCACCTCGCTTCGGTGTTGGAATGCCATACGAATCGGGTCGGGGTGGTCAAAGCCAAACTACCCAAAAGCGTACCCGAAGGGAATCGAGTCGCAGAATTGTAGGACTGGAACTCTAACTGCTCCAAGTTCCCTGCAAAGGCAACATTCCCCGACACGGTGGTAACGGTTCCCGTCTGCACGACAGGCGTGTTCCCGTATTCGTCGAAGAAGTCCAAGCGATACCCCGAATAATAACCCGAATGATTGCTGAATGCGGTCTGCGTCAGCGATGGCTTGGTCGGTGCAATTAAGGTTTCAACGACCTTGGCGACATCGAAGAATCCTTGGTTGGTAATCGGCAATTTATCGCACTTTAACCGGGCGTATGTACTCCCTGCACTGTCTTTGACATCGCAAACGAATCGGTAATTAGGCTGGGCTATTTGGTCGCTGCTGACCTTGAAGAGCATCTTGTTGTAAACGGGTGTAGCCACTTGGGGCGACCCGGAAAGGACTGTTACTGCCATTTTATAGTTTGGTTGCTACGCTTATGGATTTGCCAAGGGTTTCAGCGATGGTGTTCACCAAAACGTCTATCATTTCGGGGGATAGGGCGTTAGACATGAAGTTCGTGGCCCGTGTCCCTCGTTGGAATACCCAATAGGCAACCGACCTGCCATCCACCAATCCCTGCTCTTGCTTCGTCCGCATCCGCTTGAGTTCACGGGAATAGGTTGGCACAACTGCTTTTTCCTTGTTGGCTATCCAATCGGCCATGGCTTGGGCAGGTGGGTACTTGTCCCTGTATTGGAATGGCGACCTTGGAGCCTTTAGGCTTGACGTTTTGCCTCGCACCCCTTGGTCAACATACTTCCAATAGGGGTTGGCCATGATAGCCACGACGATTTGCTTTGCGGATAGTTCGATGTCTTCGGGGGCGATGGATGCCGATAGCGTTCCCCCTGCATTTGCGTTGGCTGCTTCGAGGTTTTTCTTCGCAAGTTCAATGACCCGTTCAATCCATTTGACCAGCACGTCGTGGGTTGGCGACTTGCCTCCACCTTTCGGGCCAACGACTGAACCAATCCCCTCCAAAGCGGTTTCGTCGATGCCCTTCATCGAACCGCTGCCGAACTTGCCTACGGGCTTACCATTGGCGAGGATGGTTGTTTCCATGTGGGTAAATGTCCCCCGTGCTGGAATGTGTCTATCTGCGCCTCGCTCGCTCCGCCTCCATCCGTTCGGCTTCCAAAATGTCGTGAATCAGGAGCGCATAGTTCAAAAACTCCACCGCCTTCATCGCAAAGATGGCATCGAACTTGAGAACGTCCTTGTTAGCCATCCTCCACACGACCATCAGCCAACCGTACCCTGCGAGAGGGCTTACGTCAACTCCCCTGCCTTCGTCATCAGGTGCTTGGAATAGTCGCTCAAAACTTTCAAGTAGGGTTCGGAACTTAACAAAAAAAAACTGACAACCCCCCAAACGTCCCCCACCTTGGCGTGTTTCTTCATCAGTTCGGCCCGCTCTGCATGGGCAGCCCCGTCGTATTTCTTGGGGAAGAATCCGAATAACCCACCTTCCCTGCACAAGGTCGCCATGATTCGATGAAGGTTCTGCAACAACTGCTTTTCGTCGGTCGTGTTTGCGTCCATTAACTCTATCAACTGCCCAGCCGTCAACTCATCCGTGAACACGGTAGGTATCCACCACTTGCCCCCGGCTTTGAACTTTCGCTTGTACCCAAGGGCAGGCAATGCGTTCCACTCGCTTATGATGGCCTTGTAACGCTTTAGGACGCTCTTGGCGGGCATTTCTCTTACGAGCGATATATCGACCCCCTCAACGATTGCAACGACTCCTGCGCGCTTGTCGTAGTCCCCAAGGACGCTTGAAAACTCAATGGCTCCGATGCGTTGGAACTGGTCGATGGTGAGGTCTTGGAGTTTCATGGGTCAGTAGTTTATGTAGTAGCCGTACACCGCATCCCCAACGAGCAATTTCAGTTCGGGGTATCTCAACGCCATCACTTCGGGGGTCAGGTCGGGTTGCCAATGCGTTTCGTACACATTCCCTTCCCATTCGCCCTGCCTGTACATATAAGGCACGGCAATCATGACCCTCTTGCCATTCATTCGGGTAAGCAGGTCCCTCGCCTCGTTAAAGGTTAAATGCTCAAAGACATCGCCCATAATCAGGTAGGTGTAGGCCGAAAAATCGAACTCACGAATATCCCCAATATGCAGGGTTTGGTAAAGGTCCTGCAAACCGAATCGGCTGACATACGGCTCGTGAATCTCGATGCCATCCATTTTGATGTCGGGAAGCAGCAGGGCGTAAGTTCCGCAACCGCATCCAATGTCAAGCACCCGGTCGGATTCGGTTAGAACCGAGCGGATATGGTTGCCAACAAAGTCTTTGTGGAACGGGTGTGAGTAGGGCATATTATCCGATTTGAAGTCCATCGGCTATCTTCTTGGCCGTGCTGGAGTGGTTTGCTTTGTCAAGGTATTGCCGGAACTCCCAATCCGAGTTCATCTCAACGGGTGTGATGTAGTAGGGCAGATGCCTGACCTCGTAGGGGGTCATCGTCCTCGCACCGCTAATGCAGACCTGATAGGTGTCGGCATGGTAGAAGGCGAAGGTCGTATCAACTGGAGCCAAGCGAAGGTTGCCATAGGTCGGTTGCTTGTGGTAGCGATGTTCAGCAGGTTGGAAGAATAGGGCGTTTTCGGGAACATCGTCAACACGAATGCCGAGGCCAATTTTGTCCTTGACATTGAACTGCACCCCGTTAAAGTCCTTGGCTTCTTCGTCCCGGTAGATGTAGGGGTACGAAGGCGAATCGTACCAAAGTTCACGCATCCGTACGATGGTGTCGTCAGGGCATCCCGAAAGGTCGAGGTCGGGGTCGGTTACGATGTAATCGGGGTAGCCAAAATCGGCTTTGATGCGTTTGTCAAATCCGAGCCTCCATGCCACAAGATGTCCCAAGTTCTGCCCCGTACGAACTACCGAAACGTCCTCATTCCCCTTTAGCGAATCGTACCACTCCAAGGTAGGGCCGTAAGTTGAACCGTTGTCAATGATAATGATAGGACCGCATTCCTTCATCCGTTGCAGTTCCTTGACCATTGCCTTGGGCCAAGTGAAAAGATTAAAGTTGGTAATGAGGATAGGGACCTTCATGCTAAAACGTGATTACAAATTTTTCGGGACCCGGCCATCCGGGGTTGGTGTCGTGGACCTTGGTGTCGGGCTTCTTGCCAACCCAATGTTCGGCTTGCCAGCGGTGGTCCCGTACAGGTTCGCCCAGTTCCTTGATGTGGCTTGACTTGGCCCACCAATAGGTTCCACCAAAGTAGGGGTAGCCGTCGGGGTTGTTTTGGTCCGCCATGTGGGGGAACTGCTCCTTGGTTATCCAATGACATCCCACCGCATCCACGCCTTCCAGCAGTTGCAGGCAGCGCTCCCAAGCAACCACGTTGAAGAAGGTCATGCTGCGATTCCAAAGTTGGTTGATGAGGGACGGGTCGCTTGCCCCCTTGGTATGAGCGTACAGGTACACGGCTTCTTCTTCTTGGCTTGCCCGGTACATCTCGGTAAGGGTCGCCTGCTCCCAAGCGTTAGTTCGGGTTACCACGACCTTGACCTTATCCGCAACCATCGATCCTTCCAGCACCTCCTTGACCGCCTTTCGTTGTTCGGGTGGACCGACGATGCCTACACGGATTTCGTCCAAGACATTGATAAGGCCGTAGTTGCAGACCGCCATCATGTGTTGATTCAGGATCAACTGCCAGTTGCCCCCGCAGTAGATGTGGTAGTAGTGGACGACTTTCATAAGGTCCAAAGGAGGGTTAGAAGGGTGATGATAAAGAAAATGGCTGCAAGCGTCTTGCCGATTTCGATTAGCAGGTCAAGGATGCGTTCGGTGTTCATGCTTCAAAGTTACACCACAACATACTTCCCTGAGTTGCTTACTCTTAACTTGTTGAGAGCCACATACCGCATCGCATCGCAGGCGTGGTTGAAGGAATCAATGGGAACCCCCGTGTTCTTGCCTTCCTTATCCGTAGCCCAAGTGTAGGACCGCAGTTCTTTGATAAGGTTGGTGGAATCCTTGGTAACCTGCAATTTAAAGCGTTTCAGGATGTCTATCCCGTTCCGAACCGAGTCGGGGCCTTTTTCGGCAGGCTTGATGTTGAAACCAAGTCGGTAGATTTCTTCGATGGACTTCGGTTCTGCTGAATCCGCCACTATCTCCCAAGCCCTTGTGATGCCCAGCGTCCGAAGTTTATCTGCGATGTCTTGGTTCGTGAGGCCCGTGGAGTAGAGCAGTTCTTGGATGAGTAGGCAGTCCCCTTGGCGGTAGATTGCTACGAGTGCCGTAGGGTCGTTGCTAAAGCCCCAGTCAAGCCCAAGGGCGACGAATTTCGCACGGCTGACATCTATACCCTCCACGACCTCGAAGTCCTCGTATATCGCACCCTGAAGCGTCCCGACCTGACCGAGGCCATAGACCTTGTACCAGTTGGCCCAATACTCCGAAGTTTCAGCCTTGACCCGTGCTTTCTCGATGAAGTCCCTCGCACTCTTGGGGCAGGCTTCGTTGTCCTTGTAGGTTAGAATGAGGAAATCCACGTCCTCGTCTTGCATCAGTTCGGAGTGAAACCAAAACTCGTTGACCGGGTTCCAGTCAAGGATAACCGACTGCTTGGTCCGTGCTGCCAGTTCCGTGTAGGCGTGGAAGGATAGGTTGTTGGCCTCGTTCATGTAGAGCCTGTCCCTCCTTGCACCCCTTAACTTGGAGTCATCGTCAGCCGAAAAGAACTCGATGTAAGACCCGTTAGCGAACTTGTACCGAAAGTCGGTGGCGTTCCATCGGGCAGCGTTGAACCGTCCTGTAACGGTCATAATCTTCATAAAGTCCCTCATGGCCCCACGCTTGAGGTGTGGGATGGATTCCGCTACGACGCTCGTTTCCGTGTACGGATTCTTCGTGCAATGGTCAATCTCAACGGCAAGGATGGAGTACGTCTTGGATGCGGACGAGCCTCCTTGTACCCCTTTGACGAACCGCTTTAACTCACGGACCTTATTTACGGCCGTGGTTCGGATGAACTTCTCCTGCTCTTTTACTGGCATCAGTCATTGTCAGGGAATAGGGGCTGCTCGATGTGGACCGTGTTCTCTTGACGCTCCACGAGGTTGTTGAGGCGTTGAGTGATGGATGGGTTGTAGATGCCAGCCATGCCCCCTCGGATTTGGTCCTCCCTTATGGCCTGCTTTATGCGTGAACAGACCTCCACATAATTTTCGTACCTGTTGTCAGGATTCGTGAAGTATTGGTCAACTCCCTTGGCAACCCCTGACTTCCAAATGTAAAGCGTAAAGCCGTCAAAGGTCAATGGGCATTCCTTTTCCCTCAACACTTCCATGGCCTTGGGTCCAACCCAATCCTTAACGA